ACAAACGGTAATTTTGACCTTGTTCTAAAGTCTAGAATTATTGGAACACAAATAGACATGGGCGCTGTTGAATTTGGTTTGGTTTCAAACGTGGTAATTTATCCCATAGCACCATGGATAATTAACACAAACTGGGAAGTTAAAGTTTCTATGACCTCTCAAACAGAAAATGCAAAAATTTATTTTACGGTAAATAACAGAGAACCGGTTCAAACTACAAGTTTCAGCAATTTCTTATATAAGGGAACAAATGTTATTCATCAAAGCAAAACCTTTATTGCAAAAGCATTTAAGGATGGATTTACAGACAGCTCTTTTATTACTAACACGGTTTTATTGAATCCTTCTTTTATTCTTAATGTTTATAACGGTATTGGTTCTGGTATTTTTACCCCAACAAATATGACTCCACCAGTTGCAAATATTTATGCTTATAATACGCCTTCTAATAGTTTCATAAATTGGTCGGGAGATGTTAGCCGCGTTTCTAATGTCTTATCAACCAATGCAACGGTAAGCATGGACAGCAACTACAATATTTACGGAATATATACAAATAACGTATATATAGTAACATATATTGCAGATTCTAATGGATGGATTAGATATCAGAGCACAAATTATCAAACCAACAACCAAGCCGTTTCTTATAACAAAGATACTTTCCCCGTCTTGACCGTTTCTAAAACAACAAACTATGCTTTTTGTTTTTGGAGCGATTATCCAGCCTATACTAACTATTCTTACATAAGACAAGATTTGGCAATTAAAAGCAATCAAACCTATTTTGCAAATTTCGCAAAGGTTTATTACGTATCTTATTCCGTAACAAATGGCGGCTATATTTCTGGCGCTAGTCCACAAAGAGTATTTGCAAATGATTATACTTTATCTGTTACAGCAATGCCAACTTATGCAACATCTGAATTTACCGGGTGGAGCGATGGCAGTTCTGTTTTGTATCGTCAAGACATAGGTAATTCCAATAAGGTTTTTTACTGTGGATTTAGAGAAATCTATTTCACAAGAGTTTTTATGGGAGACCAAATGATACTTGGTTTACTTAGTGATAAAACACTAAGAGGGGGCGGAACCTCTTCTTCTTATCAGCTTGATCCATCTATCTTTACTCTTCAAAACATTGCAAACATAGCACTTGGCTATTATTCGACACTTTATGTTTTTGCAAATAAAACAGTCGCAACCGGATATTCTCCGTTTGGTAGTTTTACTACTCCGACAGGACTTACCAATGTAACAGATGTCGCTATCGGAAACGAACACTATATGGCTGTTACAAACGGGCTTATCGTTACGTGGGGAAATAACAGCACGGGAGAAAGAGACGTTCCTGCTGGATTATCAAATGTAACAGCAATTGCTTGTAGTTCATATTCTTGTTTTGCCGTTACTGGTGGTGTTGTAAAAACATGGGGACTTAATGCAAGAGGTCTGTTTAATGTTCCTGCCGGATTAAAAAAGGTAAGTTCTATTGTTGCTGGAAACTCTCATGTTTTAGCAATCACTAATGGCTGCGTTGTAACATGGGGAGATGGAAACAATCATAGTTTAGAAATGCCTTTAAATCTAACAAATATAGCAAAAGTGGCAACGTTTAAAGATCATTCACTTGCACTTAGTTCTAATGGTGTCGTATACTCTTGGGGAAGAGGAAGTGAAGGACAGTGTTCGTTACATGCCGAACTTACAGGAGCGGTTGATATTGCGGTAGGAAGTTATGGAAGTTCTGCTATTATAGGAAATAAGGTTTATTGCTGGGGCGACAGAAATTCATTTTCAGATTTTCCTGGATACATTTATTTAAGTACGATAACAAATTCTATTACCTATAGTAATAATTTCAGTGGTGTATTAACTTCTATCACAAATCTTTCTGTAATTAACGGAGATTATGGTGCTTCCGTAATGGCAACAAACATTCCTTACTATCATTTTGCTCGCTGGAGTGATGGATCAACAAATCTTTCAAGAATTGATTATGCAAGAAGTAATGCAAACTATGTTGCTAATTATGATTATGATTTTGGTTTTACAACAAACTCTGGCTTGATTTCTATAAACAGTTATTATGGATTAAATAAAAATGTCGTATTTCCAAGCGTAATCAACGGACTTACTGTGAATACAATAGGTGATTCTGTTTTAGAATCGAATTATTCTGTTACAAATATTGTGATTCCAAATACGGTAACAACCATAGGAAATTCTGCTTTTTATGATTGTACTAATTTATTAACCGTAACGATAGGAAACAATGTTAGTGCAATTTTAGTTGGTGCCTTTGCAGGATGTAGTAATCTTAAAAACATTGTGTTTCCAAATTCTGTAACTACTTTTGAAGATCAGATATGTTGGGGAGACTATTCTTTAACTAATGCCGCTTTAGGAAATCAAATAACTGCTATTAAGACTTATTGCTTTTGTAATTGTACTAATCTTGTCAATGTTGTAATTCCAGCAAGCGTAACAGAATTACAATCTTTCTCTTTTGGTTCTTTTTCTTCTTCATCTTTGAGAGGGTTGTATTTTCAGGGTAATGCTCCTGCTTTTGTTGGAACCTCTGTTTTTGAAAGAGATTATTTGTTGACTATTTATTACCTTTCAACCGCTACTGGGTTCGGAACGCCTCCAGGACCTTGGGCTGGAATACCAACAGCAATTTATACTCCATAAAAGTTTTGTCGTCTGTAGAATAACACATGAACAAAACCGTATTGATAATCGGAAATGCAGAAACTTTTAGGTCTTACCTCTTGTCAGGATATGATGAGATTATTGTTTTTAAAGAGGTCCGATATGAACATCTGCTTTCTTATGCCACTCAGGTCTGGAACAAAGATTCTGAAGGATTAGCAATAAAAGATTTTGAAGCAAAAGGGTATAATATAGTGCTTGCTGGTTTTGAAGCAAAACAAATCAACACTTTTCACGCGAAATTCAAGGTAATTTAATGGCAATAATTTATATCGACCCAAGTGACGGTTTATTAGCTGTCAAAGATTCTTACAATGTCAAAGAACAATGTAGTAGTGCTGGATGTTTTTGGGATTCGCCAACAAAAACATGGAAAACAACTTTTACGATTGGCTCTTTCGAAAGCCTAATAAAGAAAATTCCAAGTGCTTTTCTCGATAAGGGAATTCATGCGGCTCTTGCAATTCAAAAAGCAAAAGAAGAAAAACTAGAAGAATTGCGCAAGCTTTCAAAAGAAAATGCAGACATTAATTTTAGAATTCCAGGCTTAAACGCCACTCTGTTTCCCTATCAAAAAATCGGTGCTTTGTATTCCACAACGAATCAAACAGGCATGGTTATTGCAGATTCGATGGGCCTGGGAAAAGGAATGGTTTACGGAACTAAAGTATATACACCAAAAGGAAAAATTAATGTTGAGAATTTAAAGATTGGAGACGAGGTAATCGGAAGAAGCGGACTACCAACACAAATAACGGGTGTTTATCCAAAGCCTATTCAAGATATCTTTAGGGTTACATTTAATGACGGATTTTACTTGGACGTTGATAGAGATCATCTTTGGCACGTAGAATCGGCATCTCAATTAAAAAGTAAAGGTGTTTCAGAGGGGGTTGTTTTGTCCATTGATCAACTCATAAGTAAAAATTCTTTCTTGGAAAGAAACGGAACAGGACATAATGCTGATAAAAAATATACTTATCGAACTTATTATAAAAAGACAAATGGTAATAATGCTTGGGCTATTCCGATCGTAGAACCAATTCAGTTTGAAAAATCTAACGTTCCTATCAATCCTTATCTCTTGGGAATATTTCTTGGGGATGGAAATATTAACAAGTATGGATATGTTGCAATTACAAAACTGAAAGCAGACTTGGATGAAATAATGATTGGGTTTGGTGGAACAATTCATAAAGGCAATAAACCACATTTAGAGAACAGATTTTATACTGAATACTCTAAAGAGCTTTGTTCTTTGGGATTAAACAAAAAGAGGTCTTGGGAAAAGTATATCCCAGAAATCTATAAATATAATTCTGTTGAAACTAGACTTGGAATTCTTCAAGGCTTAATGGACACAGATGGAAACGCAGCAGATTTCGCCACAGAATATTCAACAAGCTCTAAAATGCTATGTGATGATGTTGTTGAAATAGTGCAATCTCTAGGCGGAATTGCTAGAGTTAGAAGTCGTATTCCTAAGTTTAAATATAAAGGTAAGATAAAAAATGGTCGTTTATCTTACAGGGTAAACATAAAACTTCCATCTTCTATGATACCTTTCAGGTTGAAAAGAAAGGTTAAACAATATGATGTTCCTGAAAAATATCAACCAGCAAGATATATTAAAGACATACAAAAACTTACAGAACAAAAAAATAGCGTTTGCATATCTGTAAATGCGGCAGATCATCTTTATGTTGCCGAACATTGTATTGTAACGCATAATACTGTTCAGGCCATAGCGTCTGCTATTATTCTTAAACAAAAAGGATTAATTAAGAATTGTCTTATAGTTTCTCCGGCAAGTTTAAAATACAACTGGCCATTAGAAATTGAAAAATTTACGACGGAATCATATGTTGTTATTGATGGTAAAAAACCAGATGATAGAATTCCTCAGTGGCTGAATAAAACAGCATTTTTCAAAATTGCCAATTATGAACTTGTGGTCGAAGATCTTTTTAGTGGAAGAGAAAGCAAAGAAAAAGAGGGTGAGACACAAGAGCAGAAACTTAAGCGTATTGAAAAGAAGATGAAGAAAAACGCTAGACAAAACATTCTATCTGAAATAAAAAATCAAGTATGGGATCTTATCGTTTTTGATGAAATTCACTATATAAAACATCCAACATCCAAAAGATATAAGGCGGCAAAATCACTTAAAGCAAAAATGAAGCTTGGTCTTTCAGGAACGCCTATGGATGGAAGACTAGAAGAACTTTATACGGTAATGAGCGTAATAGCTCCAGGAATCTTGGGATCAAGAAGTTCTTTCTTTACTAGATATGTGACCACGGACTTTTTCGGAGCTATCAAGGGTTACAAAAACATTCAAGAGGTTCAAGACCGGATTGCGCCATTCTTTATTAGAAGACTGAAAAAAGATGTATTATCACAGCTTCCGGACAAGATTTATGAAAATCGTGTCATTGTCCTAAGTCCAGAAGAAAAGAAAATTTACAATGAAATCAAGAAAGGAAAGCATGAACTTACAAAAGATTCAGAAGCAATGGTAAGAGCCATCAGGTGTAAGCAGTTTTGTAACTTCCCTCAAATGCTCGTTCCAGAGTGTAAGGCAAGTTCAAAGATAGATGCTTTTCGTGAGGTTTTGGAAGAAGTTGTACAGCAAAACGGGAACAAAGCGATTATCTTTTCTCAATATAAACAAATGGTAAATGTTTTGGTTGGTGTGTTGGACGAGTTAAAGCTCAAATATCTTAGAATAGACGGAGATACTGATAAACAATTACGTGCTGATTACCAAAAGGTTTTCAACGAAGACACGAGCATCGATTGTATAATAGGCACAGAAGCCATGAGCACGGGACTAAACCTAATTGGTGGAGACTATGTTCTAAACTATGACGATAACTGGCAGCCAGCTATTATGGCCCAGCGCAGCGACAGGGCACATAGAATAGGCCGGAAGGAAAACGTTACGGTTATAAGCTTTGTATGCAAGGACACAATAGAGGAGCGTATTCGCAAGGTTCTGTATGCCAAGGATAAGATAACCTCGGAAACTCTTGGAGACGGAACAGACGAAGCCGCGCTTATGAAGATTGGAAACGACGAACTAGAATCACTTTTATAGGAGAAGTTATGGGAACAGAAGAAATTAAAGAAGAGGAAAATACCATGGTTACAAAAAAGACATGGGAAGAGTTTAGAAATTCAAAGATGTTGTGGATGATAAACAGAACACTGCATATTTTTGGCTGGAGCATTGTTTTTGCTTTTGACGGAAAAGATTTGAAAGAGGTATATCCAGCAAGGGTAAAATATAGAGGCTTTGATGAAGACACGGAAACCGATGGTTTTATTGGTATTTCGGAATACATGAAGGCAAACGCAAATACATTAGAAGAAGAGGCAAAAAGTTAAAATGAGAGTAGTAACAGCAGTAGAGAGTCTTGAAAAGAAACAGGGGGAAATTTCTATATTTCTCGCTGGCGGAATTCAAAAAACAGAAGAGTGGCAGAAAAAAGTTATAGCTGCACTTTACAAGGAATTTAAAGATATTCCTCTTGTCGTTTATAATCCAAGACGTGAAAACTTTCCGATTCATGATCCAAATGCAGCAACGGAACAAATCACTTGGGAATATGACGCTTTAGAAGTTTGTGACATTTTCTCTATGTATTATGCCGGAAACACCACGAGCGATCAACCCATTTGCATGTATGAATATGGCAAACACTTAGAACGCAGAAGCAGGAATAATGACTTAGATCGTTTTGTGGTTTCCGCAGAACCAACTTATAGCCGCTATCAAGACGTTGTTATACAAACGGCTCTTGTTAGTAAGAATGTTTTTGTAGGAAAAAATTTAGAAGAACACATTAATTCGATTATACACGTAATAAAATTAAACCTAGTTTCTTCTCGCATAATTCAGGGCAGGTAAAAGATGGGGATGTTTGATAGTTCAATAGACTTAGAACGGTCTATTTTGAAGATTTTAATGTCTGATATAGTCGGATGTAAAATGTATGTGTTTCGCTTAAAAGAATCATATTTTTCTTCTGAAGCGCGTAGATTTATTTTTTCCGCAATCAGTAGAGAATTTTCTCTAAGTCAAAATCTTTTACCAGAAAAGGTTTTAGAATATGAAATCACTTCTAAGCATGATCGTCAAAAGTTGACATATTTAGGGGAAATGAATTTCGTTCAAAACTCTATAGCAAGTCCAAACATGGAAGCTTCAATCAGAAGTCTTCATGACGTTGCAATCGGAAGAGAAACACTTACTTGCATGGAAGGCGTAAACGCATTGCTTGGTGAAGGCCGTTATATGGAAGCTGCAACTGAATTTCGTCAGAAAGCTTTTACTATTAATACCGTAGAAGATAGCAAACAAACAGTTGAAGTTTTCTCTGACATGCCTAAGCGTATGCAAAAGATTAGAGACAAAAGAGATAATCCAGAAAAGTATCGCGGACTAAGAACTGGCTTTAAAACCTTTGATGCGAAGACAGGCGGCTTGTTTAAAGGGGAAATGACGCTTTTAGCAGGTGTTACTGGTTTAGGAAAATCCACTATTTTAAAACAAATGGAATTTGGAGTTTTGCTAAACAACAAAGGAAAGAATATCTTACATATTGCAAACGAAGAATATGAAGATCAAGTTACTTTTAAATTCGACTCCGTTATAACCGGTAGAGATTATCTTGATTATAAATTTGCTGAAAAAGACGTAATGACAGAAGAGATTATTCAAAAGTGGGAGAAAGAACTTCAGCACATTCAAGAAACAAGTGGTGGACGTTTATATGTTAGGGAAGTACCGGCATTTTCTGATGTAAGTGTTATTCGCAGAGTATTTTATGAATTGAAATCACAAGGCATTAATATTGATGTTATCTTTATCGATCACTTGCCAAACATGAAACCTATTCAGAAGGCTTTCGGAGAAAACAATGAAAGAGAAAAGTGTGCATCGGAAGTAAAAGAATTAGCAAGAGAACTTTCTGTTCCTGTCGTAATTCCAACTCAGGCTGCAACCCAAGTTGAAGAAAAGCAAATGAAAGGAAAGCGTGCAAACAAGCTGGACGTTTATGGTTCAAAAGCTCAGATTCACCATGCTAACACTTTCTTCATTATTACCTTCTTGGGAAGAGATAACAAAACAAGAAGAGTAGATGGAAGTCTTGAAACCTTAGAATATTTGAAAGATGCTTTGATTTTGCTAGACGTTAAGAAAAATCGTGACGGTCCATGCTTTACGTTAAAGCTTAAGCATCAGGTTCGAAATGGACGAATGGATGAAATAGACATTGATCCAGAAATTTTGAAAAAGATAGAGAAAGAACACGCAGAAGCTTTAAAGACTGGAGATTATTCTACTACTGTTACAAGCGATGATATGGAAGTCGTAAAAGCCGAAAAACCAGCCATAACGACAACCAAACAGCTTGAAACACAAGAAATTATTGATAGCGCAAGGACTTATATTGATGGGCCAGAAGACGAAACAAAAACAGAAACTATAGAGGCGGTTGAATTAGCTTTGCCAGAAACCACTGAAAAACCAAAGAAAAAAGGCATTTTTGATAAAACAGTAAAATAATTTGAAAAATATATGCCGCTTCTTTAAATAGAAGCGGTGTGTTTCAATAATATCCTGACAAGATAAAACTAAATCAGGAGTAAATTATGGCAGAACATGCGTTTCTATTAGATCAAAAAGTCGGTACACAGTTTAGCGGCGTTTATTACGTTGCTGGTGTTTCAATCAAGAAAACAGTCAAACAGACTGAGTATTCAGAGTATACATTAAAAGATAAGTCGGGAACAGTCTTTGCAAAATTATGGAGTATTGATCCATCGATTCAAAAAGGTATTTATGTAACGGCTTCTATTAATGTTGAAGATTACAAGGGATCACCGAGTTTTATAATTCGCGCTGTCGTTCCTTTTACAAAGACCGTTGATACAACCCTTTATGTTCAAACAGTAGAAGATGCGGCTGGCTTGATTCATACTTTTAATCAGTATATGACAATCGTGAAAGAAAGTTCAGATACGTTAAAAGCGCCTTTGTCCGGAATTCTCGAAGGGGTCTTTACTCCAGAATTCAAAGAGCTGTTTTTCAAAGCACCTTCCAACACCGGAACTTATTACGGCAAGGTTGGAGGAGCATTAGAAAACACGCTTGCAATTTGTGATATCGCTTCTAAGATGAGCTCAATTTACAAATTTAATCCACAGGAGCAAGCCGTTCTTATAGCTGCATCCTTACTATCCAGAATCGGTTGTGTTGAATCCTTTGAAATGGCTGACTGTGCCGTGGAACAAACTAAGAACGGTGCCTTGGTTGGTATTCAAAGCCTTTCTGTGTTGCGCTTGTTTGATGCATGGAAATCTTACAAGGCAACATCGACGGTAAATAATCCAGCAGACAAGGAATGGTTGCTTCGTGTTATTCATGCCGTTACTTCATTAGAAGGCACTGAAAACCTTCCTTCTACAAAAGAAGCTATTTTGCTTAAAAACATTGTTGGATTAGATGCGAAAATGGTTGATATGTTTGACTACATTGCACGCGATTCACATGTTGAGAATGGATTTACGACATTTGACGTAAACGCAAAGCGTCGTTATTATGTCGGAACAAAAGCATAAATGGAATTAGGATACAAACAATCGGAACGGTTTCACAACATCGAATGGTTAATGGAAATAATAGACGTGGCGACATGTCTAGAAAGATTAAACATTCGCATGACCAAAAAATCAGGTAATGATTGGGAAGGGTATTGTCCCGACCATCATCTGTTTAAAGGCGTGGAACCTTCCGATCCGCGTTGGTATCTAAACATTAATACAGGTAAAACCTGTTGTCAGACAGAATCAAGAGGTTCTAATTTTCTCTACGTTACGGCTCGTTTGTTGAAGGGTAATGGATTTTCCTTACAACAAGAAGACTATGAAAAGGCAATTCAGTTTTTAACACAAAGGGATTGCACAGAAGGCGAAATATCTTTTCTACGAAATAAAAACCTTCTCAAAAGACTGTCACAAGAAAAGCTAGAAAAACCAAAAGCAAAAAAGACTTGGGTTGAAGATATTGTTTCTGGAATGAAAAGCGGTTATTTGTCCCCAAGAGCCTTGAAGTATTTCATAGCTCCTCCAGACAAACCCGTTACAAATATTGTTCAGGAAACATTAATTCATTATGGTGTTTTTGAAAAGACTAACGGATATTATTCTAACCGAGCAATGGTGCCCATTATTCAGAACAAAGAAGTTTTAGGGTTTATCGCCATTGATTTGCTTGGAAAAAAGAAATGGATAGAAACACATCCAACCTCGTTAGAAAAAGACTATAAGAAAACACTATATCCTTCGACAGAAACGGGTTTTTTCAAAAAAGAAGTTTTGTTCGGAATGGATGATTGTCAAAAGAATGCAGATCATTTGATTGTAACTGAAGGAGCAAGAGAAGTTATGAAACTCTGGCAGGAAGGTTATACAAATTCTGTTGCTATTCTTGGTGGTTATCTTAGCGATGAACAACTTATGCTTATGACAAAGCTTGCTCCAAAAAAACTTATCTTAATGTTTGACGGAGATCAAGCCGGTAGAAAAATTGCAGATATGGTTTGTTTAAAAACAAAAGAATTGTTCAATGTTTCAATTATAGATTTGCCGCAAGGAGTTGATCCAAAACAACTTCAAGCTTTAGATTTTAAACGTTTAATCGGGTAAAAATGTTTTCAATATAAACATGTATAGTATCCGATTATGGATTTAAAAATTGCCTATTATAGGCTGGAGTAAAAATGATAAAAAGAATACCTGTATCACAGGAATTTATTGCAGATTCTCTTGCATCACAAATGAAAGGAGAAAGTATTAGTCATCCCGCATTAGAATATTTCTCAAATGCATTATATGACGACATGAACAAACTTGTTCATAAGTATGCACACAAGTATAAGAACAGTATCGTGGAATCAGAAGAAGAACTCGCTCAGAATTGTTTCTTGCATTTATTTAAGCGCATAGGTAAATTTGATTCAACACGCGGAAGATTCACGACTTTTGCCTCTTGGGTTTGTATTAACCATCTCAAAGGTTTATATGAAAAAGCCAAAAAGGGTCGAGAGCATTTTGTTCGTGGATATGATGAGTCAGAAAACCAAGAGGGTAGTTCTGAAATGTGCGAATACAACAAGCATATTCACGTATCAGACTCAATTCTAAGACAGGAAATTGCAGACACGGTTCAGGAGCTCATTGTTAAATATCCAGATAAAGCAGAACTTACAATCGGTATTTTAGGCCAACCAACAGAGATTGCACAAAGAAGATTCAATGATGAAGTGAAGCTATCTCGTCTGAAGAATTATACAAAGAAAGAAAAAGAGTATTTCTTTTCACATTCTATAGTTCCTTATTTCAAGTCTAGATTCGGAGGCCTTTATGTTTAATGTTAATTATCCAGGTGCGTGTTTTGGTAATTTTGATTTCTTAGTGAAAGAATGCAAAAAATGTAAAATCAAGCAGTTTTGCAAGAAAACAGAAAATGAACCGAAAGAGGGTTCTGGTATATTTTCTTTCAAGAAAATGTTGTTAGAAAATTTCTTCTGTGAAATTGAAGTCTTAGAAAAGAAAACTGTTATTACTTGTTACGATAAAAATAGTTTTATAGAAGAGTTAAAAGACTTGTGCAGTCCTAAATGCTATGTTGACTTTAATAATGATGGATCTGTTTTGATAGAAAAAGATGAAGTTGTTACGGAGGTTAAATACATAGTTTCTGAAGAAAAGGCAAAAGAGCTTTTCGACAAAATATGCAAATAGCACATTATATTTGCCCCTATACAGACTGTATTAGATTTGAAACAGAAACAATAAACGTAACAACTTATGGTTTTGGAACTTGTAAGCGTTGTCCTAGTCGAATTTGTCAGCTAAAAAGAGAAATAATTCAATGTAATTTAGGCGTGTTATGGTTTTGGGGTGAAAAATGTGTTATGTCGGGGCGGAAGAAATAAGAACAAATGTTACTAAATATGTTGGCTTGTTTACTATGTATAAGGGTAAATTATACTTAATAAATAATTATGACATTGTTTTTGGCGGTATGGTAATGGAAATAACCCTTAGAAGAGTAATGTCTGTTTTTGGTAAAAGACTTCCCTCTTGGCTTTTATATAAAACCGTTCGTGATTATGAATTTGATGGTTTAAAAATCATAAACCCGAAATCGATGTGTTTTATTGGAGAGAAAAGAATATGATAATTTGTATTACACAATGCATTAACCACAAAGATAGAATAAGCATTAGTGACGGATATTATGAAACATGGTCAAGTGTTTTTCACTCAGAGTGTATTTTTGATTGCTTTGCGTCTTCCCAGATTATTTACAAAACAAAAATAGGAACACTGGTTTTTGTGAATGAGGAAATTTATGTCAACAAAAAGAATAGAAATTAACACTTGTAAACAAGGTGTGAGTATTATCGTTCCGAAAGAAGACAAAGGAAGGTTTACTTCTATTTATCAGTTATTTTCTTTCAAAAACCGTACTTGCGATGAATGTTTAGCGGAGTCTTTTGCTACTTGTGACCTAGTTGTTTTTAAGTCAATTAAATCTGGCCTTTTATATATACCAGAAGAAACAGAAATATGAAAGTTCGCAGTAAAATACAAGACTATCTTCATAAATACGTGTTATACAAAAATATTGTATATTTCACCATAAACTACGATTTTGTTTGTGATGGACAAGTTATGGAGCTTTATTTAGAAAGATGGCCAAGACAAGAAACAACAATTTTTGAAGAAGAGATTGATAAAATAAAGTTGTTGCCAGAAAATTTACTATATTTTCAAAAAGAAAAACAAACATGAAAACATCTGAATTCAAATATTTAAACTTTCCATTTGTTGAGTTTAACACCGCACAAAGAAAGGTAATTCCTCTTGTTACTCAGGATAAAAACTTGATTGTAAGCTTTCCACCTGGTACTGGTAAAACTGTCATTGCAGAAGCGTGTTTTGCATATCATTTAAAAACATCAGATAAAAACATGATTTATGTTTCTCCTCTTAAAGCGCTGGCAAATCAAAAGTTTAGCGATTGGTCAAATTCATTTAAAGATTTTGGCCTGTTTGTTATTTCTGGAGACACCGATACAAAACTTTCAGAGGTTGAAAATAAGCGTTTAGGACTATTTACAGTGGAAAGTCTTGACTCTTGTTTAAGAAAACCAAAAGACGAATTCATTAAAAACGTTGGTTGTGTCTGTTTTGATGAAGCCCATTTAATAGGTGACGAATCGAGAGGTGGTGCTTATGAATCTGCTATTATAAATGTCGTCAGGACTTGTCCGGAAGCAAGGCTTGTTCTTTTATCTGGAACGCTATCGAACGCAAAAGAAGTTGCGAAATGGATTAAGTTTATTACTCAAAAAGAAACCGCGCTTGCCGTGACAGATTGGAGACCTATTGAATTTGGGTTTAAGTATCATTATGTTGAAAGGTATTCCGAAATCAAAAAGGTTGTAGAGCTTTTGAGAACATATAAGAATTCAAAAACCATTGTATTCGTACATTCTAAAATCACTGGAAAGCTTATATGTGACGATCTTAAGAAAGCCAAGATAAGACATGTCTATCATAATGGAAGCTTGCCAGAGAGCAAAAGGAAGCACATAGAAGCGTTGTTTAGTGACAAGTACAGCACAATAGATGTAATCGTAGCAACATCAACTCTTGCTGCAGGAATAAATATATAGGAGAACTTATGTTAGTAGAAGTACAAAGAAACGAAACCTCAACACCAATTATTTATAAAGATGCAATTAGCTCTTATACTAAGGGTCCATTATTTTGTGTATTGTTTGTAAACACAGAAGGAAAAAGAGTAACACATAAATATCCACTATGCTCTTTGTTTCGTGTAATAGAGGACTATGAGGTTTCAACCGGAAAGATTGAATCAAAGTGAAATCAAACTGTTTCTTAGCAGCAGTTGTTATTCATAGAAGAATAGGTGGTAAATTTTGCTGGGTTTGGAATCTTAAAAATTCAACCCCGCATTTCTATGTTATGAAGAAAGGTTTTGTTATTGATTTTATGCCAATGAAAGATCGTAATTTCTTCCAAAGGTTTTTATCAGAAGGATATATAAGACTTAGAAGAAGAAAATCAATGCCAATACATTTTATTTATCGGTAAAACACTGAAACGTTTGAAAGAATAAATAGTAAATCAATATAGGTTCGTGAAGGACATTAATTTGATGTTCTAAAAACAACAAGGAAAAGAAAGATGAAAATAAACACTGTAGTATGTTTTAATGAGAACGGAAAAGCAAAATTCGGAGATGCCTCGGGCAGGATTTTCTTATATGTAGGAGAGGTTGCGAATAACCCACAATATGTTATTGTGAAAGGTTTTCGTGGAAAGTTTAGTATCGGTGACGAATTCATCGAGAACATTGACGATATTAGAGAGCTTACACCAGAAGAAGTAAAAGCATTTTTTACTCCAACGCGTAAGTAAATCTTAACGAAGAGCACCTTAGCGGGTGCTCTTTTGTTTTATCTGATGGTATAATACCTCAGAGGTGAATTATGTTAGCAGAGTTAGAAAAGAAATGTTTGTCATGTAATAAATGTGCGATAGGTCAACAAAAAATTGATGGTTGCCTATCAAACGTATTTTCAAACATGAACCCTACTAAAATTATGGTCGTAGGTCAAAATCCAGGAAAAGAAGAAATTAAGCAGCGTACTCCTTTTATAGGAATCTCTGGAAAAATATTTGATGAGTGTATGCTTGAACATTCCGGCTTAACAAGGGAAGATTTGTATATTTGCAATAGCGTCAGTTGTTTTACTCCCGAAAACAGAAAACCAACAGAATTCGAATTTACTCAATGTTCTGAGTTTTTAAAAGGACAAATAGAAATCATTAAACCTAAAGTTGTGATTACATTAGGTGGCGTCGCATTAAGAGTAATGACAGGTCTTAACGGAATCACTAAATTTCATGCCTTGCCTCAATATTCAACCAAATATAAAGTAATAGTCTTTCCTTTGCTTCACCCATCCCCTTTAAACACAAATCGTCCAGACAAAAAACTTGAATTCTGTAACGGGATAAAGGCGCTTAAAAAGTATCTAGAAACGATATGAACTATTTTTATTCTATTTCCGAAAACTGTAAAAACAAACATGCTAAGTTTTTAATAGTTAAGGTAAACAACCTTTCTTTCCAAAGGGTTTTTGATGGTTGTTTGTGTTGTGAACACTGGAATATAGACTGTATGAAAAACAACCGGGGCAAACATTACGACACTTATGGTAAAAAAGGTGTTCTTTTATTTGCGAGAGAAAAGAAAATATGAAATATGAAGTTCATTATTGTATTGGTAATAGAATAAATTTTAGCCAGATTGCAGAAGAATATAGCGAAAACTATCAGTGGTTTGGACAAATCTGTAATGATTGCGGAACTGGTGATTTTAAACACAAATGCCCTCTGCTTGGGAAGTAGTTGAAGTTAAAAGAGGTGTTTTTATTTTTATGTATGA